AGATTGCTGAATTGACAGGTAAAAATCATTCAGATGTTTTACGTGACATTAGAAACCTTCAAGATCAAGTAGGTACTGAAAGCATTTTTGGGGTGTCCTCATATTTGTCAGAACAAGGCAAAGAACTGCCAATGTACTCACTAGACAAAAAGCAAACATTACTTTTGATTAGTGGTTATAACGCTTTATTGAGATTGAAAATTATTAATCGTTGGGAAGAGTTAGAACAAAATCTAACTCCGAAAACCTACATTGAAGCATTGAAAGCACTTGTAGTAAGTGAAGAGGCTAAACAAAAAGCAATACAGCAAGTAGAAAATTTAAATACGGTACTTGATAATTTACTTGAATGGGTCTCAATCTTGAAAGTATCGAAATTCAATAAGGTAAGCGAAAAGCATTTTGATTGGAGGGTACTAAAAAAGAAAAGCGAAGATCTTGGATATACGATTAAGAAAGCCGAAAGTCCAAGATATGGATATCAAAACCTTTATCATATTACCGTGTTCAAAGCGTGCTATCCTGAATACAATTACAAAATGATTTAAATAATGTTTAACTTTGATTCTCATAGGGCGTATAACTATGAGAATCATTATTGATTTTATATGATTATGGACGGTAGAAAAAACAATGGAGGTAATAAGAACGCAGGAAGGAAGCCGAAAATAGACGAGATAAAAGTAATTGAGCAGATGGATGCTATCGCAGTACCTGCGCAAGCGTGGCGTGCATTGTGGGTAAAGGTTGAGGAAGGCGACATACAAGCGATTAAGACTTGGTTATCTTACCGATTTGGGATGCCTAAGCAACAGTTAGACGTTACTTCGGGAGGCGAAAAGGTCACAGCTCCTATAACTTGGATCAGTCCAGAGGAATGAGCGGATTAAAAATAATTGATAAGTACAAGCCGTTATTTGTAAACCCTCCAGATACAAGATATTTTTTGGTAACTGGGGGCAGGGGAAGTTCAAAATCATTTTCAATATCCCTTTTCCTTCTTAACCTGACTTATGAAAGTGGCCATGTTATCCTGTTCACACGCTGGACGATGGTTTCGGCATTTATTTCGATTATTCCAGAGTTTATTGAAAAGATTGAGTTACTGAATAAAGAGGATGACTTTGAGATCACCCAGAACGAGATTGTTAATAAACTGACAGGATCAAAGATTTTATTCAAAGGAATCAAAACTTCACAGGGCACAGCTACAGCCAGCCTCAAGTCTATTTCAGGAGTAACTACATTTCTTTTAGACGAAGCGGAAGAATTAGTTGATGAAACTGTATTTGATCGAATAGACCTTTCAATCAGATCCAAAGACAAACCAAACAGGGTTATTTTGGTCATGAATCCAAGCTACAAAAGCCACTGGATTTATAAGAGATGGGTAGCGAAGCCGAAAGCGGATTGCACCTACATTCATACTACCTACCTGCACAATCGCCAAAACCTATCCAAATCATTCCTAGATGCAGCCGAAAGAACCAAGAGCGAAAACCTGCACAGATACAACCATTTATTTTTGGGTGAATGGCTTGACGATGCGGAGGGGATGCTATGGAATAGGGAGATAATTAACAGGTCGAGAATCCAGACCGCTCCTGAATTGGTTCGAAAGATCGTAGCTATTGATCCAGCTATTACTGCTAATATCGGAAGTGACGAAACAGGGATTGTGGTACTTGGCAAAGACGAGAGAGGGCGTATTTATGTACTTGAAGATTTGAGCGGGAAGTATTCTCCTAACGAATGGAGTTCTTTAGCTTCCAGTGCCGTTATTAGACACGGAGCCGACTGCATAGTGGCTGAAAAGAATCAAGGAGGCGAGATGGTGGAGGCGGTAATAAGGCAAAATGATAATCGAACAAGGGTCAAGCTGGTGACGGCTACTAAGGGAAAATATGTACGTGCTGAACCTACCTACTCACTTTATGAGCAAGGGAAAGTTTTTCATGTCGGTAATTTTCCGATATTAGAATCTCAAATGATTACATTTGATCCTGATAAGGGAAAATCTCCAGACCGGGTGGATGCTTTGGTTTGGGGCGTTACTGAATTAAGCGAAATGAAAACACTAGATTTCTCCGTATGGATAGACGATTGATATTAGGCTACTTAATTATTTTTGTAATATTGTTTTTTTTGATTTCATTTGTACAAATGAGCCTGAATCCTTTTGCATGGCATTGGGTTAGTAGGCTTATATTAGTAGTCTCATTTATAGCGATTACCGTTTATTTTGACCTTAAGAAATGATATCAGCAATATCCTCACTATTTGCCAGAAATAATCAATATCAAGACGTTGACGTGAATAAGCTATACCAAGCATTTTTTGGGGCTTATAACCTTAACGGAACGGTCACTTGGTTAGATAATAAGTCGCAAACATTCATTGATGAAGGATATAGAGGTAATGCAGCTATTTACTCTATCGTGAATAAAATCATGATGAAGGACGGTGAGGCTACTTTACAAGCGTTTAAAGACGTACCAAACCGTAAAAAGCATTTCAATAAGTCGGTAAAATTCAAAGGTACTGAGCTAAGTATTGCTGAAACTAGATTGCATTTAGCAAAGGATTTGCAACTTGTGGAGGCTGGATCGCTTTCTGAATTGATCGCAAAACCAAATAAGAGCCAAACCCAATATTCATTTTTCCAAGACGTTTCGATGTATTGGAGATTGACAGGTGAATTCTTCATTTACGGTGTCAAGATTGGAGCTGGTCGAGATAGGGATAAGTTTTCAGAGTTGTTTGTTTTGCCTTCGCACCTAGTAGAGATAGTTCAAGGAGATATGTTTGAGCCTGTAAAAGGCTATGAGTTCAATATGGGAGATAAGAGCGTAAGGCTTAATCCTGACGAAGTTTTGCACGTTCGCACGCCAAATCCTAACTGGAATCTCCAAGGGTCACAGCTAAGGGGTCAAAGTGCATTACTTGCAGGTTTGAAATACTTGCAGAAAAATAACGAGGCGATTACTTCCCTTTACAGGGCGGTATCCAATGAGGGCGCAAAAGGTTTCGTATCTCCTGAAATGAAGAACCCTGAGGAATGGTTCACACCTGCACAGCTGCTTGAGCTAAAACAGCAGATCCAAAAAGGAGTAGAGGGCGCAATGAATAAGAACAAAATAAGTTCTTTTGGCGTGCCTTTGAAGTACACGGACATCGCAAAGACTCCAGTCGATTTGGATACCTTGGCAGGGATGGATAACGACTTCAAGACCTTTTGCAATCTTTGGGGCGTTAACCCTTCCATCTTTGCCTCCGATCAGAAATATGACAATATGGAAAAGGCGATGAAGGCACTGGTAACAGATGTAACCATGCCTTTTTTATCTCAATTAGAGCAGGCATTAAGTGATTGGCTTTTACCGAAGTACAAAGGCGAAGCGGACTATTTAGAGTTTGACACGACCGTTTACGCTGAATTGCAGCCAGACATTAAAATGATTTTGGAGACGTACGGTAAGCATCCAGCGTTCACTTGGAACGAGATCAGAATCTTGCTAGGCTATCCAGAAATTGAGACTGAAGAAGGTAATACTTACTGGGTTCCAAGTGGTCTTATTCCTAGTCAAGATGCTTTATTGGGGAATCCAGACTTTACTGATTTCAATCAATGATACAAACAGTAAGGCGACTAAATAACAGAGCGGCTATCCAGTACGAAAGGTACGGAACTAAAATATTTCTTGAAGCATTGAAAAAACAGGCGGTGAATTATGATCCTATGATTATGGTTCAGGCTTACATTGATTTCTATCAGTTCGCTTTTGTTCTAGGTGCTAAAAATGAATACAATCGGATAAGGGTTCAAGAATCGAAAACAAAGGATTTCAGTATTACTGATTTCTTTTTGAATACTTGGAAAGATTTTATCAAAACATGGGTTCTACAAAATCAGATGCAAATAATCGCAGGCGTAAATGATAACACTTTGGAGATGATTCGCCAAATAACCGCTGAAAGTTTGCAAAATTATGAGAATCCAGATACTATTGCGTCTAAGTTAATTAGTTTGATTGGTTCTAAGTCTCGAGCGTTAGCGATTGCAAGGACTGAGGGAACAACGGCGTATAACATGGGAACTCAAAGGAGCGCTCGAGATTGGCAGGCTGTAAGCGGTGATGTGATGTATAAGGTGTGGATTCATTCTGGAAGTAAGCGAGATCCAAGGATCACACACATACAGGCGCAAAACAAGCCTATTCCGATGGACGCCAACTTTGATATTGGAGGAGTGGCGATGTCGATGCCAGGGGATAAAAAAGGAGGGGCGAACAACGTGATTAATTGCGGTTGTACCCATACTTATTTGAGTGAAAGATTAGCAAGAAAAAGGTTTCCTAAATCATTTGAATAATTATTGATATTTAGTAGAAAATATATTTTATCATGAAAGAAAAACCAAGGTTAGTAAAATCAATACCAATGCCTATAAATGACATTGATCAAAAGCAAGGTATTATTACTGGTTTGTTTGCTCATTTTGATTCAAAAGATAAGCATCAAGATATAATTCAAAAGGGAGCGTTCAAGAAAACTATTTCTGAAAACGGCCCAAATGGAACAAATGAGATAGCTCACTTACTTGACCATAAGCATGATAAGGCTGTCGCTGTTATAACTAAACTTGAAGATTCAGCTGAATACAAAGGTCTTTATTATGAGTCGAAAATAGGGAATCACGCTCTAGGTTCTGACTTTTTAAAAATGGTTGAAAGTGGATTGATTAAATTTCACTCGATTGGATATTCAGTTATTAACCAAATTTACGATAAGTCTTCAGAGGCAAATATTTTAAGAGAGATAAAACTTTTCGAGGGTTCTAGTTTGCAGTTTATTGCTGCAAATCATAATACTCCAATTTTAGGTTTAAAATCTGATTCTGATTTTTTAGACTACATAGAATTGCTAGAAAAATTTATTAGAACTTCAGATGCAACTGATTCTACTTTGCAATTATTAGAAATAAAAATAAAATCACTTTACGAATCCTTAGCCGAGAAAACCACTAAGAAAGAAGTAAAAGCCGATTTGACTGAAACTATTATTAATTTAATCAACAAACAAAAAACAAATGGAATTTGATTTGAAAGCAGTTGAAACTGCAATTGAAAACGCCAACAAGGCAATCGCTTCTAAAGCTGATAACGCTTCAGAAATGGCAACCAAAGCAATGAACAAAGCAACAGAGTTATTGGATTCATTGGAGAAATCTAAAACAGCAAATGAAGCTGAATTGAAATCATTGAGAGATGACTACAATGAAATGGCTTCGAAGCTATCAAAGGCGAAGTTTGAGAAAGACGAGCCACAGTTCAAATCATGGGTTTCGCAGCTTGCGGATCAGTATGAGGAGAAAGCAGCTGAAATCAAGGAGATCACCAACGGAAGACAAAAAGCTCCTTTGGTGTTTGAAATGAAGGAGGCTGTTACGGTTGGTATCGGTAACACTATCGCAGCGGTGGGATCAGCTGCTCACTACAACCTTACACAGAATACTGGTATTGTATCTCAAGTAAGAAAGAGAGTTACCAACTATTTGAGTAATGTATCTATTGGCGCACTTTCGATGGAAAGACCTTACGCCAACTGGATCGAGGAGCTTGACGAGCAGGGCGTACCAATCTTTATTGCTGAGGGTGCAGCGAAAACAGCTATTTCGGTTCGTTATGAGGAAAGAGAGAAGAAAGCAAAGAAAATCGCAGTTCACTCCAAGGTGACTACTGAGATGCTCAAGTATTTGCCACAGCTTATTTCGTTCTTGCAAAATAACATGATGCGACGTGTTGACATCGCAACAGAACAGCAACTATTGACTGGTGACGATACAGGAGATAACCTTGCAGGTGTATTGGGTTACGCAGCTACTTTCACAGGTGGTGACATGGCGGGTACTTTGCCAGCTGCAACGCTTAATGATTGGGATGTTCTTTTGGCTGCTATTTCTCAAGCGAGAAAAGCAAATGGATTGGTTTCAGGCTTCTATGTGAAGGGCGGTAAATTGGACGCAATGCTAGCCAACAAAACAACTGATGGACAGTACATTTTGCCAGCTGGTGTAAATGTGGATGCACAGGGTAACATTTCAGCATGGGGTGTGCCATTGTTTAGAACTGAGGCTAGCTTGGTTTATGGTGGTGTTACCTATGATTTCTTTGGCGGTGACTTGTCAGTTATCAATGTGGGCTTCACAGGAGCAATGACTGTTCAAGTCGGTTTGGATGGTAACGACTTCACCAACAACAAGAAAACAATTATTGTTGAGCAAGAGTTGGTTCAGTTCGTTTCTGCAAACGACACTCAAGTGCTTATCAAAGGTGCTTTTGCAACTGCAAAAACTTTGCTTGCATCAGCTTAAATAATTAAGGGGGAGTGAAATATCTCCCCTTTTTAACTTTCTTATCCGATATGCTACAAATACAAATACTTGAAGACCTAGAATGCGAGCCAGTCGATTTAACTGAAGCTAAAGAGTTCATGCACATTGATTATTTTGACTACGATGACCAAATCAAAAGAATGATTAAATCAGCAAGGCAAAGTAGCGAAAGGGTATCTGGTAAGGCATACGGAATGAAAAAGATTAAGATTTCGGGGAATACTTACACTGATAGCAGTGGCGAAATAGTCAAAGTATATCCGATTACACCTGTAATGGAAGCCAGCGAAGATGATAGTAATGAAAATTACACTTATGTGGCTGGTTATGATGTTTGCCCTGAAGATTTGAAGCAGGCTATTCTTATGAGGGTTGCGACTACTTTTGCTTCGAGACAAGATAACGGTACAAGTGAAAAGAGTGTGAATGCTTCGATAATTATTGAACGTCAATACGTATCTCAATTAGGGGCATGATACACTTTGGAAAATATGACCAAAAGATCACCTTTGTTTGGTTCAATCAAAAAGGAGATGAATACGGAGGCTTTGTGCCAGACGAAATAGTCGCATTGAAAACATTTGCAGCAGTCAAACAAATGAAGGGTTCAAATAGCTTAGAGGCTTTTCAATTAGAACTTCCAAAAACGTATGAGTTTAGAATCCAAACAAGATCAGGATTCGAGCCAAATGAGGCTATGCAAATCAAATACAGGGGCGTTTATCACGTGATTAAATCAGTATTCGATACTCAAGAGAGAAACAATCGTGAATGGGTCGTGATTGCAGTTAAAATATGAGTGTTACAATCAAAGGTCTTGACAAGGTTCTAAAGGATATTGAATCCAGAGGCGATAAGGTTCAAAAAGCAGTTATTACGGTATTGAGTGAAACGGCTCAAGCGATTGAGTTTGATGCGAAAACAGCCTGCCCTCCAGATATTTTAGGAGTAGCGATTTCAACAAAAGGGCGTATTACTTCAAGGTTTGAAAAAGGCGGTCTTTATTGGAATGTCGGGATTAATGCCACTGAGGATTTAGACGCTTACGTGGAATTTTCAACAGGATTGGATGCCGCAAGGGTATTGAATGGCGTTGGGTACACTAAAGAGATGAGGGATATAGCTATCCGATTCAGAAAAAATGGTCAAGGTACTTTGAGGGGTACTCCTTTCTTGTTCCCTGCCTACATTAAGAATACAGCCAATCTAGTGAAAGAAATAGAAAAAGAAATAGCTCAACAGATCAAATGAAAGAAATATCCCACATAATTAGAAAGGCTTATTTAGACCTATTGAAGCCACTTACTTTGGACAGTATGTACGTGCCAGTATTCGATGAAAGGGTTAATCCTCAAGTCCAAATACCTACTTACAAGGGTGGGAGGTGTTACGTATTAATACGTGACCAAAACGAAGTTGAAACAACTAACAGCCAATGCACTTTTAGAAAAACTGCCAGTATTACTTTGGATATTGTCACTAAATATCCTTTGAATTTAGGCGGTAAATTAACCAGTGAACTAATTAGCAACGAAATCCAACAAAAAATAAATACATTTAATCAAATATCTTTCGAAATGGAAGGTTTTCAAGTGCTTTCAACGAAACTAGAATTTTCTAGGAATATTACTGAAAATGGAGACACTGAGACTGCATATCGTAAAATATTGGGTTTTTCACATTCTATTTACCAACTTTAACAAAAAAATAAGAAATGGCAGACACATTTATTGCAGGTAGTAAATTCTACCTCAAACTAACTATCGGAGGCGAAGCAGCGACAGTCGTTTGCAAGACCGCATCCTCAATCTCATTTTCTAACTCAAGCACTGAGGTAAGGAATCAATGTACAGGCGACTATGCTGCCAGACTTTCGGGCGGTCAAAAGTCTGGAAGTATCGAATTCTCGGGAGACTTGAATAAGACTCCAACAAGCCCTAATATTTCAGCCTGGGATTTGGCTCAAGCGGTGGGAGATGTAGTGCCAGCGGTTTGGGGTGAAATCGAATCTGGTGGCGAAATTGTACAAGTACCAGTTCAGATCAATTCAGTTTCAATTACAGCTGATCTTGAGACTCAAGTATCATTTTCCGCAACCTTGGATTTCGCAGGAACTCCAGTATTCTCAACAGTAGTATAATGGCAAAGGTCGGAAACGTTAAAAACGATCACATTGATTTCGATGTGTTCGGGTCGGCAAATGTATTTTTGCTATTTGAAAAGAAGTTTAAAAAGCCTTTGATTGACCATATCGGTTCAAATCCAAATGATGTGGAGGCTCTCTCAAATGCCTTGTATTTCGGACATGTATCCTTTTGTAAGCTATTTGGAAAAGATCAAGTAATTGATTCACCTGAATACATTTGCGAGCGAATGGATATTAACGAGCTTGCTAAAGGTGTGATGGATATGATGGGTTTCAAGGTATCTGAAGAACCTAAAAAAAAATAGAAGACGAAATCTCTATTGAAAAGCAAATAAGGATCATTGCAGGGCGCTTGAAGATTCCTTGTAATGATCTTTTTTTATTATCTATTGAAGACTTGTCCGATATGATGGAAGGTCATAATATGGATATTAGAGAGGGCTACGAGCAAGCGAGATTAAATGGGTATTTATCTATTTTACCCCACGTGGACTCAAAAAAAACTAGAAGTTTGACCCCTCAAAAATTGTTTCCCTTTGGATGGGAAAAGCAAGCGAAAACAGAGCCTACTCAGATAACGAATGCAGACTTAGAATATTTCGATAAATTAGAGGCAATTATTAATGAAGGTCGATTAATCCCAAAGAAGAAAAATGGCTAATCCAAGAATAGAAGTCGAGATAGGCGCAAAAACCGATGGTTTAATAAGGGGTGTTGATGGGGTTATTCTGTCAATGAAACAACTCAAAGACGAATCTAAAAAGATTGAGAATGCTTTAGAGACTTCATTTAATCCAGACGAGGTAACATCCTACAACGCTCAACTAGCTAAATTAAAGGCTGGTATGAATGCCTTAAAAAGTCAGGGAGTTGACCCACTTACCAAGGCTACTTCAAATTATAACGGTGTCGGAGTTGAATTCAGTAGAATTATTCAAGATGCTCCATTTGGTATTATCGGTGTCGGTAATAACATCACACGACTTGCGGAGACATTCCAGAATCTACGAAGCCAAAGTACTTCAACAGGTGCAGCACTTAAGACGGCATTAAGCTCAATCATTTCACCTGCAAACTTACTTGTGCTTGGTATTTCAGCGGTCACGACTGCATTGACCTTATGGCAGATGGGAGCGTTTGAATCCAGCGAAAGCGCAAAGAGCCTAGCGGATGCAGCAAAGGATGCCAAAGAAGAGATGGAGGAGTTTAGACTTTCTTTGGATGCGGTCACACAAGCGAGAATCAAAGGGGAATCAAGCGCTTCAAAGGAAATAGGCGATTTGAAGCTACTGAGGGAACAAGCTGAAAACACGAATGTAACCCAAAAGAAAAGATTAGAAGCGGTTGATGCACTTCAAAAGCAATACCCCGACACTTTGGGTAATCTATCAAAAGAGCAAATATTAACTGGTCAAGTCGGTACTGCTTACGAGGGATTGACAAAACAAATAATTGCAACCTCAAAGGCTAGGGCTTTTTCAGATAAGATAAGCGAGAATAGTTTGGAGCTACTTACTATTGAAGAAAAAACAGCAAAAAAGGCAGAAGAGATTTTAAAGTTAAGGGAAAAACAGGCTCAATTAGATGAAAGTAGAAGTAAAATTGATAGGCGTGGTTTTGGAGCTAGTGCGTTAACAGGTACAGACCTATTGGCATTCGATAACCAATCGGACTTAAATGATTTGGTTCAAGAGCAATTAGATTTAGTAGCGCAACGAAATAAAATCAATGCTGAAAACGCAACTCTTGAATCCAAGATAACTGAGCAAGTAAGTAAGGGGGCTACTTTCACGAAAGAATCAGCGGTTGCGCAAAAATCAATTAAAGAAAGTGCTAAAGAAATTGAAAAAAGTACAGCTAAAAGGCTAACTGATTTAGGAGAAATAAATAAACTAGAAAGTGAATTTCAAAACCTTATTTCGGCTACGCAAAAGATAGTATCTGAAAACGAAAAGGAAAGGGCTGAAAAATTAAAAATAGCAACCATTCAAGAAGGAGGTATAGACTTTTCGGCTGGATTCACGCCTACTGAAGAAATAGCACAAGTAGCACCTCAACTAGAAAACTTGCAAGCTGAGGTTTCGCCAATACTAGAAACACTTGGACAGGCTTTTTCAGGTCTAGGCAATCAAATAGCTAACTCATTGAATATCGGAAATGATGCTTTAAAAGGTTTTGTTGGTACTTTGATTTCGAATACTCCAAAGATAATACAAGCGGTTTTCCAACAAGTGGCAGCAAATAAAAAGGCAGCGATTGCGAATTTTGCATCCTCAAAAATTGAAGCTACTGGAAAATCAGTGGTTACAGCAACAAATGCAGCGTCCTCACTCGGGCCGTTGGGGCTTGCATTACTCCCTGTATTCGTGGGCGGGGCAGTTGCGTTAATATCCAAAGCTTTTGGCGGCGGTGGCGGAGGCGGCGGCGGTGGTGGTGGCTCAGTCGGGTCTTCGGTCGCTAGCCAATCTTTCACTGGTGGCGGCGTCGGTGGTCTCGGAGGTGGAAATCGTGATCTTACTGGTGAATTGGTAGTAAGAGGTAACGATTTGGTTTATGTTCTTGGTCAGTCAAACAACAAAATAGCAAAGGGATAATGGCGATAACAGATAATTGGATAAGTAGGGTAAGTGCAGCGGATAACGATTGGAGGGGTGTCACATACGGTAACGGTCTATGGGTTGCTGTGTCTTCTAGTGGTGTAGGTAACAGAGTAATGACATCTCCTGATGGTATTACTTGGACTTCAAGAACATCTGCAGCGGATAATTTTTGGAGGTCGGTAACATTTGGTAATGGATTATTTGTAGCTATATCAAGCACAGGCACTTATAGAGTAATGACTTCGCCTGATGGAATTACTTGGACTGCGAGAGTGCCTGTTAATTACGATTTGTACTCCGTTCATTTTGCAAATAATTTATTTGTTGCAGTAGGTTATTTTGTCATATTGACATCACCTGATGGAATCACATGGACTGCAATAACAGCTCCAGCTAGTAATTTTTGGAAGTCTGTTACTTATGGTAACGGTCTATGGGTCGCTATATCTTTTAGTGGTGTAGGTAACAGAGTAATGACATCTCCTGATGGTATTACTTGGAATATTAGGGTATCTGCAGCTGATCATGCATGGCAGGCTGTTACATATGGTAATGGTGTATTCGTAGCAATAGGCGGTCAAGCGGTGAGCGGATTAGCACCATTAATGACTTCAGTAGATGGTATTAATTGGATTCTTGGTTCGGGTATAAGTAGCTTTTTATGGAACTCAATATCTTTTGGGAATGGCTATTTTGTTGCTGTATCTGAACAAAGAACAATATACTCGGAGGATGGTATTACTTGGACAAACAAATCAAATGCAGTTAATAATAATTGGTTTTCAGTTCATTTTGCAAATAATCGTTTTGTTGCGGTTTCTACTTCAGGAACTAGCAATAGAGTTCAAAATTTAGATGTTCCAGATCCAAACGCAACACTCACACTTGGAACAACGAAAGGCTCTTTGAACCTGACTTGGACGAATGGAACGTGTACTATTTTGCCATCAGATGTGGTTCAATATGAGTTCAAATTATATTTGAACGGTGCGCTATACTTAACCCAAATACTAACTCGAAACTCAAAGTATTTAGAATATCAGCCAGCAGGTGACTATTATTTCACGGTTGACGTAATTAAAAATGATAGCATTTGTTCAAGTGCCACAAGCAATACGGTAACTATTTTGCCTTATGAGTTTGATTATGATTTCACTATTCAACTGACATACGGCAAAGGTACAATTACTATTAACGGTGCAGCTCCTTTGACTAGCTACTCGGTTGGGACTCAATTGAATATTTCTACTACTTTAGGAACTGGATTCAATTCAGTCAAATGGTATGACAGCTCAAATCCAAGTGTCGAGCTAAGTGATGACCCATCATTTATATTCACCATGCCTAGAAGGGATGTGAGGATATACGGAATAATGAGCGGTGAATATTTGCCTATTGACGAATACGGACTCAAGTACTTTGCTGAATATGGGTCTATTGAGGGAAATTGCAAAAGACTTGAAATACTAAAAGACAAATACAATCCTGCACTCGGTAATAGCGAAGTGAAAATAGGTGAGGTTACTTTCGGATGGGGAAACCAAGGCGACGATCCACTCAAAACAATTATCGGTTCGTATCTTGATTTTGAATTGATTGGGGTTGCTGGTGATTTTGATGAGTTTTTGGAGGGAGACGCAAAAGAATTTCAAGTAAAATACTACGAAAATAGAACGGACACAGTGCCTTTCTTTGTTGGGTACATTTCACCTGACTTCATAACGGTTCAAGAAACGCAAACAATACAGCGTTATTCTTTTACAGCGATTGATGGTTTGAAGTCTTTGGATTCGGTGCGAGCCAATACCCAATGGGAGAGCAACCGAGCGGATTTAGCTATTTCGGGTGCATTGAACCAAGAGTTTCAAGCTATTCGGACAGTGAACTATCACGCTAATATTTGGGAAAATCGCATGAACCAAAGCCAAAATCTATTTGGTCAATTCAACACTCCTTACAACGCTATTTTCAATGAGGGTAGGATTGTGGACTTCAAAGATGGTGAACGGATTATAAATGAGAGACTGAAGCTATCGGACGTAATTGAAAGGCTGGTTAATCCTTTCCTTTGCCGTGTGTTCCTTTGGAGAAATGAGTTCTACGTCACAAGGATTCCAGATATTATCTCAGACCCTATTGAAGAAATAGACGTTAGCTGCATCATAAATAATCCTGAAAAAACAGCAAGAAGGGTTTATACTGAATTCACAGCTATTTTAAAATTAGCTTCTTTGGACTTCAGCGCAAAAGGCGGTGTAGTCGATCAGATTAAAAGCATTGATGATTGGACTAATAGCATTTTGCAACCGATTTATAGGCTTAGATGGTCATGGGCTTATGTGAATGCGATTCCAAGTAACAGACCCAAAAAGAGACCTGAAAGATCAACAGCATTGGTTCAATACAATGAAGAATATCAAAGTGCAAGGATTTGGGCTAGTAGCTCTCAACAAGGAATAGATGACCCATTGATAAGCTACATTGATTATAGCACGGCTTTTAGCGGAATAGGAATAGCACAGGAAAAGGCTAATACTTTATCAATATCTTTCGAGTACATGGCATGGCCAACAACAAAGGTTACTGCCACTACTCTGAATAGTTATCGAATGGCATTCCGTATCAAAGTGGGTAGCTTTTATTTGCGAAAAATAAACGAAACGCAATTTGAGTGGACGACCGACGAAACAGATATTGTAGAAAGGATACCGGGCGCAACCGTGTTTCATAAATATTCAATCTCTGATTTAGTTGTTCCTGAGGATGGAGATGTCGAGGTTCGATTCTATCAAATACTTTGCATTGGAGGGAAAGCTCATTTGTTTTCGATTGACTGGAAAAACTTGAATATTAACGTCGAGGGAAATACTTCACTTTCACTAGCTGAAATAGCAGTAAAGGCTCAAACAAATGACAGGTATAATAACGAGCATCCAGACTATGTGACCTATATTGGAGATGCTGAAACCAATAACAGCACCAGCGCTATTCAGTTGACAGGGTTAAACGAATTTAGCGTATCTTGGGGGCGTGGAGGCTCGGAATCATTACCTTTGCTAGACCTAATTGTTCAAGACCTTGCGAATCTTAAAGGGCGTAGGAATCTAAGAATAAGAGGTACGGTCGAAAGGCAGGAGATCAAGCCTTACCAATTAATCGAATATAACGGAGAAAAATTTATGGTAATTTCGATTAAACTAGACACGTACAGAAATAGATGGGAGTGCGAACTATTCCAATTAAGCTAAAATGGCAGACGTATTAATATCGAAAAGTAATGCTAAGAGGTATTTAGGAGGGTCAATACCTCCTTCTACTTCAAATACTATTGACGGTGAACCAACACCTCCAAGTACCGTAATCGGTGGGGGTGAGTGGGTTCCGTATCTAGGAGCAAAAGATAATGTTGACCTTGGTGAATATTTCCTAAAGGCTTCATATTTGCAACTGAAAACGGATATAGCCAATATCCCAACGGCTCAAGGTGCGATGTACTGGGATCAGAATGAAGAGACGGTGGCTATTATCTTAAACGGCTCTACTACCAAAGTAGGAGAGGACATATTTTTCCAAGTCAAGAATCAGTCGGGCGCAACCATCCCAAAAGGAACGGCAGTCCGATTTGATGGGGTCGTAAGTGCAAGCGGTCGAATCAATATTGTACCTTTTATCGCCAACGGTTCAAATCCCTCAATCTACTTTCTTGGGGTCACTTACGAAGCTATTGCAAACGGTGCGGACGGGAAAGCGTTATTCAATGGTAAGATTCGAGGGGTAAATACAAGTGCATTTGCGGTGGGCGATATTCTTTACTCTTCGCCAACGGTGGCTGGAGGATTTACCACGACAAAGCCTGTCGCCCCAAATAACATCATAAGCGTGGCAGCGGTGCTAAGTTCAGGAGCAAATGGGATATTACTCATAAGACCGCAAATAGGATCAAATATCAATAACGATGAAGGGGTAAAGATAACAACTCCGACAACTGGCGATTTATTGCAGTTGCAGGATTCGGGATTATGGGAGAATAAGAGTGTAAGTAGTTTGAATCTTGTTCCTCAGTCTCGAACCCTGACTATTAACGGAACTGTCTTTGATTTGAGTGCAAATAGAAGCTGGACAATACCTGTTCATGATGCCGTCACTCTAGGTACTGCCAACGGTCTATCCCTATCAACTCAGCAATTGTCTTTAGGGCTTGCGAGTAGTTCAACTAATGGGGCATTGAGTAGCACCGATTGGACAACTTTCAACAATAAAATAGGAGGCTCAGGAACTGCCAACTACCTAGCGAAGTTCACGGATGGAGGAACGGTTGGGGATAGTCAGGTTTTCAATAATGGAACAAGTGTAGGGATCGGGACGAATACTCCTTTTGGCGCATTTACAATTAAAACCGCAGCCGATTCTAAAATAACTTTTTTAGAATTTGATTCTATTCCAACGATTGGCGCATTTACCGATGCTGGTTCTTCTAAAAAATTAAAATTATCAGGCTTTCCACTTATTTTTTCTGGTCTTGGTGCCGCAGGAGCTGAACACGCTAGAATTGCAAATAGCGGTAACCTACTAATCAACACGACAACAGACGTAGGATTCAGGCTAGATGTTAATGGTTCACTTCGAGCAAATACAAGGGTTAATTTCGCATCATTACCAACTTCAGCCACTGGATTGGTTAGAGGTGATTTATGGAGAAACGGAACAGTAATCAATATCGTGGCATAACATGAAAAAAATCAAAGCAGAAAAGTATCGCAAAGGATCGGAGGTATTCTTATCGGATAGCCTCAATGCAAGTATTATTAACGACAATCTATCTACATCATGCATGCTATACTGGCAGGTATTGGATAAGGATGGCTCAATGCTTGACCAAGGCAATTTAAGCCTTGATGGTGAAGACTACGAAGCATGGGATAACAGCAACGAATATTTATTTTTGTACATTGCAGACAAATTGAACCTTACTTTAATCGAAATATGACAAAAGAAGAAGCTGTAAAAGTATTTATTGAGGTGGCTAAACTAGCTCAAAAAGGTGGATTGCTAGCCTTGGAGGATTCAGTTACCGTGCTAAAAGCAATCGAGGTTCTAAACGAAAAGAAAGAAGATGGCTTGCTCTAAATTCGGATACGCCAAACTTTCGCTAATCCAAGGGAACGAGAAAACATTCAGTTTTAATTTCTCAAATGTTTTGCCAGACGGAACAAAAGAGCCTTTTGATTTATCTCAATACACTGAGATGAAAATGGACGTCAAACCGAAAGTGGATATTGATGTTTTACCGCTATTTACTTTGACCTTATTGAATGGATTGAGTATTTCAGGAGACAACAATGAAATCCTTTCTTTCACCTTGGAAGACCAGTTCAACGACACGAAAATAACCAAATGGTTTTTTGACATTCTCTTTGACGGAAAATTAACGCTCCTTGGTGGTGAAATCAATATTCTAAACGTGGTGACGGTATGATAGCTATTGATGTAATTCAAAACGAAACAACGGTACTGATTGAATCCTCAACGGTATCATATACGGTACTGGTTCAAGAGCAAGCTGATGTAGTAACAAAAGAATATGCCTTGCTAGCTCAAGAATCGGCAGCGGCTGCTCTGGTATCGGAAAACAACGCTAAAGAATCGGAGACGAACGCCAAAGAATCGGAACTACTAGCGGTTGCAGCTGCTCAATCTACTGAATCGGACAGGGTTATTGTAGAAGGTATTAAAGAAGAACTTGAACCGTACCTTAAAGAGGCTAGGTTTGACCATGTCGGGTTTACTAGCTATTACGGAAAAGCTCCAAAAGATTCTTTGGAATCACAGCCTGTATGGCGTATCACTAGAATAATCGATAACAATGGTGTCCCGATTTCTGCAACCGTGGAAAATGCGATTTGGGATAACCGATTAACAATAATTTACTAATATGGCTTGGAGTTCAACAGGTGTTCAAAGTGGCACAGATACTAATTTATCAGGAATTACAGCAGTTACAGGTGTAACAGTTAATGTCACATCACTAGGCGTGAAAGTGTACACAGTGCCTTCAACAGTTGCGCTTTTAACCATTACAGGGACTTTATCTTGGAATCCAGACTTAGAGTGCCTTGTAACCTCTGACAGTACCAGAGTAGAACAAAATACAGGTGCTATTGTGACTATTGGTGCTGAAAGCGTAGTAAACGGAAAAACACGTGTAAGCCGTGGTACTGGTCTTATTATGAATAGGCAGCAATTAGCGGCAACTTCAAGTACAAGTGCATCAAATTGGTGGATAAAAGACGATGCTGAATTTATTACTTATGGAGGGCAAATTAAAACAGGTGGGGGCTTCTTTGTTGGTAGCTCAACTACACCTCCAAGATCAGGAAAAGTCACCATAAACGGAAATACTGAGTTTTTCAACTTACACAATGCATTGATTATGCAAGTGTTCCGTAGCTTTTCGGCAGCTATCGGAATAAATATCAATAGTGCTATTTTGACTGGCTTAAAATTCGGGTTTATCCCATTTTCAACACTTGGATTCAATAACCTATCCGCTGAAATGGATTTTGCTAGTTTCCAAAGCGATGGTAACGGATCGAGAGACCCTGTAACAGTTCCCAACGCTATATTTGTAAACAACAAAGAAACACGTGATTACACTTATGTGGCAGCGGCAAACTCCCTAAATAACGTAAACAAATACATTTTTATTAATCCAGATGTAGGCTCTTTGTTGCGAACCGCTGGTCAATCTACTTCAACTTGGAGGATAGGATGCTCGGAAATTTTCCGTAACGTGAAGTTTAACGTTCAAGATTCCAATAGTAATCCTGCCTCAGATGTAATTGCTTACATGGCTTTAAATGGGGCTTCTATTAATCCTTTGGGTAGATACGCAGGTATTGATGACTATATTACGCCAAGAAAGTATTTGAGCAATACGGATATAGATGGCAATACCAATACACTTCAAGTGCTTTATGCAGTTGCTCAGGCTTATGCGACAGACTCAACAGATGCAGGTCTGCCCTTAACTATGGAAAGCCTAACAAATAGATCAAATGATGTTCAAGTAGCAAATATCGGAGGCTATTCTTATTTATCTTCTCAGGTAGATATACCAATGAGAGGTATTGATACTAACAATGTAAGTTGGACAGTTTTTGCAGATAGCAATGTTACTTTAGACCGATCGGATGCACTTGCTAAACTAGCTTCAAGTTTTGTAATTGATACAGTCGCAAAAACTATTACCGTTACAGCAAATAGTAATTACGATGACTTATATGACATAGCTAAGGCGTACAAATACAATGGTATTCAATCAAACGTAGAAACCCCAACAATTATTGATTTGATTGTGAAAGCTAACGGATCAGTGCTTGATGCTTACACAGGATGGGATTTAATTGTAAATAGTGGCGTTACTTTGGATAGTGGGGTTAAATTCGATAAGATCAAATTTGATTCAATAACCAATAACGGACTTATCACAGGTGTTTACCAAGATATTACAGGAACTTCAACGGTATTAACTATTTCTGGATTTGATGCTGGATCAAGCGTATATTTAGAGGATAATTTTGAAGTTGAAAAGTTTTATCAAACTAACGTAACGGATAGCGAAGTTGTTTTTTACATACCTCCGACTGCCACGGGATCATGGTATTATGCAGTCGAAAAGTACGGAAACCAAAGACAAAGCGACTTCTTTACTTTTAGTGGTGGATTCAAAGATATTGTCGTTAAAGCGATTGAAGATACCGGGATAAGCGAACTCAATGAATCAACGGTTGCAGCTTATACTGCACTAGAAAACCCCGACAAGATTTATGACTATGTAGCGTATTTAAGAACAACTACGCCTCATATTTCATTTGGTCAAATAGTATTCAAAGACGGTACCGCTTTAGACCTACTCAATAGCTCAATGATTGTTGACCAAGATTCTGCTAACGTAGCCGTTTACGATTGGGATACAAAGGTATTGACTATTAAAACCTTGGTTTTAGATTCAGGAGTTAAATACAATTTGATTCGAGCTACACCGCCTGCAACAGTTGAGGCAGTTACAAATGAAATCATAAACGTATTGATTGAGGATGCTAATGGAGATTCTAAGCTAAATATTCTAGGAGGTGATAACTTAGGTTATGAACTATGGAAAGTAACCACAGCAACAGCAACAGATGACTATGCGACTGGCACGCTACTTACTACCCTTCCAAATAACATAAACGGATTCAGATTCATTGGAATAACTGGATTTGATATTGTGGGTCGTGATGTAAGTTCTGGAGTTCGTAGAAGAAGCTCGATGCTTAAAGGGGTTTATAACCAAGCGTTTTATGTGGGAGATCAAATACAACTCGCAACAAATGCGCCTCAATTAGTTGAAAATAACCAAAAGCTAGACGAATTAATCCTTAAAACAGATACTAATTTAGATGTGAAAGTTTCCACTAGATTGGCGACAGCGGATTATGTGGCCCCGAATAATGCAGAAATATCTCAAATCAAAGCAAAGGTTGATACACTTGAAAATACAGACCTTACAGGGATAGCATTGGAAGCAAGTGTTCAAGAAGTGTTAACAACGGTTGAGAATATTAACGTAGATTTTACTCCTGTATTAGATGCAGTTGATTTGACCTTAAAAACTTCTCAGTATATTGCACCAGATAACGGAACAATAAGTTTGATAAATACTAAAGTTGATTCTTTATCAACAACGGCTCAACTGGAAGCAGCCAAAAACGAGATACTAGCGAACACTTCGGGGGCAACTCCTGAAGAAATAGCTGATCAAGTTTGGCTAGAGCAACCTGAAAGGCTTAAAAATGTAAGTACCGTGCAAATCACTGGGGAACAATTAAAAATATACATAGATCAATGAAAGACTTATTTGAAGAGTTCGGTATAAATATTTCTTTGCTTTTAGCAGGCTTCTTTGGGAGCTTGCTATTAGTCAAAAAAGAGGGTGGCGGATGGAAGCAGTCAATAATGACTTTGCTTACAGGTGCATTTGCTGCATCGTATTTGACGCCTTTAATGCTTGAACCAATCAATATTACCAACGAAAACGTGATGACTGGTGTAGGTTTTCTAGTAGGTTTTGGAGGCTTAAAAATTGCACAAACATTATTATCTAAATACACTAAAAATATCAAAAATGGTAGTAATTAACTCAATATTCAATCTAATTGCTAATATCGTGCTATTCAGTGGAGGTATGATGTTCTATTATCATTTCATATCTAGATCAAAAATACCAAATCAAAATATTTACTATTTGATGAAAGTATTAACCGCTATGCTTATAACTGGAAGCTTTGCAAGAGTGTTATTTGATATGAATGTAATTTACGTAGGTAGCACAAAATCATTCAATATCGTGGAGGCTTTAATTGCGCTATTTAGAAACTTTGGACTTGGTGGCATTCTTATATTCTTAATCCATAAATACAAATGAAAAACTGGAGAAACTTATTTCCACATGCAGACAAAGTAGCTCACTTCTTAGCTGGGTTCTTTATCGCTTTTGCAATCGCTTTTATTTTCGACGCTCCTGATGCTGGCTTTTTTGTCGCATTTGTGGCAGGTCTTAGCAAAGAGCTATACGATAACCATTTCTGGAATAACGGCTCTTATATTGATTGGTTTGCGACTATTCTAGGCGGTGGTGTATTACTTTTGATTTGGTAAGGTATGAAGCTAAATAAACTAGGAATCGATTTGATGCACCATTTTGAAGGATGCAGACTGGAAGCGTATCTTTGCCCGGCTAAAGTGCCAACTATCGGATGGGGGAATACATCATACGAAGACGGAATTCCTGTAAAAATGGGAGATAAAATAAGTCAAGAAAGGGCAAATAGTTTATTCCTATTCGTGGCTAATAAGTTCGCGGACGAACTGCGGAAAGTGATAAAAACCAATCTAAAAGAAAATCAGTTTTCTGCTTTGGTCTGCTTTGCATACAATCTCGGGACTGGTAACCTCACTAAATCTACTTTGCTCAAGAAAGTGAACGCAAATCCAAACGACCCTGAAATTGCAAATGAGTTTTTGAAGTGGAATAAAGCTGGGGGGAAAGTACTTGCAGGGTTGACACGTAGAAGGGAAGCTGAAGCGAAATTGTATTTCTCATGATTCGCAAAATAATCATTTTGGTTTTAGGTGTGGGGCTGGGATATTTCTTAGCTCCTACCAAGATCAAAAACACTCATACTGAATCCGTAAAGATTGAAGTCGATACGGTTTGGAATACGCTCACTGAGAGAATCTACATTGATAAGCCAGTGACCAAATACGAAAGGGATACATTGATAGTATTTGATTCAATCTTGGTTCACGTGCCTATTAAATCATTTAAACAACTGTTTCCCATTCAGCATGGTGTTGCAACAGTATCTGGAGAAGTCGCTGGAGAGCTTCTTAAAATGGATTTGGAGACGTTTCTAAACATTCCTACCGTTACGGAGACTGTGACCATCACGAATACGGAAAAGCCTAGAGGATTCTACGTTGGTGCTGGCTACGACTGGGAACGAAAAAAGCCCGTATTAGGGACTTCTTACTTGGTTGGGCGGTTTAATCTGAATGTAAATACAAACTCGGCTTCGGTACTTTATAGGGTTAGGTAGCCTCCTTTTCAAATTTTCCCTTTACCATCTTACCTTTCCTATCCTTAATCACCTCATAAGCCTTTTCGATGCACTCTAAGAAGTCTAAGCCTTGCATCTCGCATTGATTCACAAGTGTGACGCAAATGTCACCAATAGCGTCAGAAATAGCTTCTTTGTCGTTATCTGCAACGGCTTCGATTAGTTCACCACATTCCTCTAAGGTTTTCAAAGATTGTTTCATCGGTGTCGAACCTTGAATAATATTGCGGTCGTTTGCCCATCGGCTAATTTTTGCAATTACTGGGAGTTGGTAGTTTTTCATAGTTTTTCAATTTCGGTTTTTGTTTGTCTATAATAATCATTATGATATCCATCTTTATCTATTATCTCGTCAATCGCAATCAGAGCACATTGTTTGGCGTTAAATCGGTGATCCTGCCAGCCATTTGTCTCATTGAATGCCCTTGTATAGTATTTGAATTTATTCACTAGCATTTTTGCTTTTTCTTCTGGTGTTAAGATCATAGTTCTTTAGCTTCTTTGATTAGTTGTTTTAAACCTATATAATGCCCACGAGTATAGAATTTAGCTTCTCCCTGATTTTCTTCAAGAAGATTAAATAATTCTTGCAACATCGCCAGCATCTCATCATATTTCTGCTGTTTTTTGGATTCCGTTTTGAGGGCTTTGTTATGTATATCTGTTGGTAATCCATCAGGCAAGTATCCTACTTTACTAAGCTCGAATACCAACCAACTTACAGGGGTTTCTTTTTTATTGCTCATCTCAATAGCTTTTTTAAGTCCCTTTTATTAATCGAAAATAGACCGTGTAACTGACCGTTAACAATTACCTTGCAGTTTATCCAATTGTGAAATTGAGCCTTAAATTTGCTCACTTCAATAACCGTGTTGTCATCAATTACAATCAGTTGACTGTCACCATTGGTTATGAATACTTTTCTCAAATCGTTTTTAAATTGATCCAAATCTTTAACCTCAAAACTTTGATAGCTCAAAAAACGAGGGTTTCTCGCATCACAATATTGAAAATGATAAGTGGATTCATCCGTATTGTAGATGATAGCGAGGTCAACAATGTATCCAGTACTTGACTTAGCTACTGTAATGTTTTGGCTCTGAGCCCTGAATGATAGCGCCAATAGGCACATGATTAGGATAGTTTTCATCTTGTTCGTTTTGGTTTGGTTGGATAATTATTGTAAGCGTCACAAGCCTTTGGTGAGCATGATGCCAGTAATAGCAATGCGATTATAATGGTTAGTATCTTTTTCATTTTATGTCCATAGTGTAGGTTGAGTTTTTTCTAATTTACTTTTTGCAAAACCAAAGTTTGCAATATCGATTTTAACTTGTTTTTCTTCTTTAAGCCAAAGATTAGCCTTTTCGCAAAAATCCTTTTTTATCTCAAATCCAAATCCTTTTCTATTTAATCTTTCAGCAGCTATTAATGTAGAACCACTGCCAGCGCAAGGGTCAATTACTACATCGCCTTCATCCGTAAAAATAGAAATCAATGTTTTAAGAAGCTCAACAGGTTTTTGAGTTGGATGGATTTTTTCGCTTTCATTGTCTCTAGGCCAATCCATACAGTTAAAAATCATTTTTCCGTTATTTCTAAATTTCGGTAATTTATCCCTGTAAAAAATCAAACCATACTCACAATTTCCGACTACTTTCATGTTTGCTTTCAATACTTGAGCCGAAAAGTTTTTCCTAAAAACAAGGTTTATATAATTGTTCAAACCGTATCTTTTAGCCAACTCAATCAAATACATTTGCTGATCAAAAGCGCAAAATATAATCATGCATGGGGCTTCGCTTTTTTGTCTTTTTTCACCTTCAATCTTTTCCTTTTTAGGCTCTGACTTTAACATAGTGCTGCAAAAGTGCATAAATTCTGCTGGTCTAAAATCCTCATCAGTGTCAAAAAAAGATTTGCCAGCAAGTGCGCTTTCACCATTTGCATTATCCCCATCTTTATACCAAGCTGGATTGGAGGCATAGGCATTATTTCCCAAATTATACGGAATGTCCGCAATAATTAATTGAGCTTTTGGGATTGAATATCTTTTATAGTTCTGAAAATGGTCTCGAAATATCATAATTAGTTCATTTTGGTTTTATTAGTTTTTTACTTCCCCTGCCATTCAATGTGTCGCAAAACCATTGTCATTTTCCGCTTGTACCTATTTTTTTTCAAAATAGATTCCAGACGTTCGGTTGTGTTATTGAAAACTAGGTAGTCGTAGAATAGCCTTGCTACATCTACATGATCCTCGAATTTTATGTCACATTCAAGATTTTTCCAAGTTGCGAAATTTGCCCTCAGTGCTTTAATTACTGCGTTACTGTCCATGGTCGATTAGTTCGTTTATTTTGGTTATTATTTTTTTTTGCTTGCGTACCGTAACTTCCAAATTCTCTTTGATCTCGATTAGGTCATCAATATGGATCGGGGTTCGCTTCTTCATTACATTATTGAATCGGTTACTATCTCCGAGCAATGAGGCTAGTTTGGTGCTGGATTTGAGTTCTAAAATCATATCTCTCAAATCGCTTGTGATCTTAATTTTTCTCATACAATATTGGTTTTCCGATTTCGTTGCCTGCATAATCCAAGTACTTTTCTTTGCACTTGAAAGCTATTTCTATTTCGTGATTGATCTTTGATCGCCTTAGCATTTTGATCTGTTCTTGGACGTGTTCTAAGCCTATCCATTCGCCTTGACCTTTATCCTGCCATTTGCTCCAGCTACCATCTTTTAGCCTGTATCTGAGTGCCAACTGGTAATCGCTAACTACCTTATTTTTTTTGGCTGCCATAAGTAAGTAGATAAGATGCGACAACAAGATTAATTACTGGAGAGATTGAAACTACGAACTCAAATCGATTGAACTCGTTTCCAGTTACAGCAAAGGCAATTCTAGTCACCAATACCGATAAAACGTAAATGATTATTAGCTCCATGATTAGAAAGGTAAATCGTTAAATGATTCTTGAACTGGTGCAGGTGCGCTCGCTTCCTCTTTTTTCTTTGCAACCGTGATTTTGCCGTCCGTCCAAAACACTTTGCCATTACCGACGTAGTATTTATTCGCCTTCGCTTCCCTTTGCTCTTTAGTCTGAGATACAAAGCTGGTCACATTTTGACCGTATTGATTCGAATCGTCACTGGTGCTAATTGTGATGCTTACACCGTTTTCGCCTTTTGCAGTGACAGTTTTTAGAAGCGTCTCAAGCACTTCTTTTTTTAGATAAATTTCTGAAAGTGAACTCATTTTTGTTTTGGTTTATGTGAATTAAAATTTGCCGTCTTTCCGTGCTGTCAACCACTTGCATTTTGTTTAGTTGCAACAACTCAATGCCAATCCTCTTATGGTCGATTATGTAGTCAGGACATGATTATTTTAAACTTGCCCTATATCTTTTAGCCATCATTGCATTTATAGCTTTACATTCATTGCATCTACATCCTCTTAAATAAGCACCTCTACTTGGATGTTTCTTTAATTTTTCGGTATTAATGCCTCCTAGTAACTTTATCCTACCTTTATCAAATCCATCTTGCCAATTATCTTTTGGCGTTCCTAAGAATAAATGTTCAGGATTAACACATTTTCTATTATCACAAGTATGACATACATGAATTCCATTTGGTATTTCTCCTTTATGCAACTCATAAGAAAATCTATGCGCATCAACTGATTTACCATTTACTTTAAAAGAACCATATCCTTTCCCTCTACCACCTGCTGTCCATAGCCAGCAACTTTCTGTTTTATTAATTTTGTCAAAAAACCTTTTCATATATCTATATTTTGTAGTCACAAATATACGAACCGTTTATTTAAAAACCAATGGAAGAGAGATATATTTCTATACCTCTCATTCACATTGCATAGTCGAGGATAGGACTCAAGCCTATTTCATGGGCTTTTGGGTAATGTAACAAAACCAAACCCCTACGTCCTATGGCTACCAATTCAGCCACCTGACTATATTGCTGTCTTTCCAGCTGTCAAATCTATTCCCTTGTTTGTCGATTACTCAAACTTCCAGCCTTTCGCTGGTGCGCAGGGGAAACAGGACTCGAACCTGTATGGGTGAAAATTTATACGTCGTTCGACACCCTTACTACGCTTAGCGTCTACACTATTTAAGTATCCTCCCGTGATGCACGTGGATTTGCCGTCCACGCTAAAGCATTCCGCCATTCCCCTGTTTATTAAGTTTTTTATCGCTTAGCGATTAGTTATAAGCAAGACTACATATTGCTATCTAACAAAATTATCGTTCTCCAAATTGGTATAAATAAAAACCAATAAGTAGTTACTAAATGCTTTTCAATATGTGTTTTGTCAAATCCTGCATCAAAAGATTTTACATACATTTTTCTGTGGTGTTGAATTTTTCTAATCATTGGTTTTTATTTTTAGTTATTAATATAAATTTTCGTTTCTAAACCGCAGAGCTTATAAGAGCGTTTTGGTGCAATTATTTTGCCTATAAATTTTATCTAAAACTTGAAATGTCTGCAAGGCAAAATAACAGACACCAAGCCGCAAAACTTTGCAAACAACACTAAAATAAGCTATGTATTTCAGCCCAATGAGTTACATTATTTACCCAGAAATCATTTCGGTCATAAAAGTAACAAAACTCACTTCCATCCATTACACCTTGATAGCAGTTTCCGAGATAGATATTACCGTTTGAATCAGCGAATAATATATCGTCTGACATTTTTCCATCCCAATTACCTGTTTGGTAACTAAAGGGGTTTTCTTCTGATAATTTTTTCCAAAAGCTTGACATAATCATAATTCTTTGTGTTTTTTATTAATTTAAATAAGTGATTTTTTAAGAGCCTTTAGTATTTTTTTACAATTCTTTTTTTCATCGCCTACATTACTCCATACAAGAAATTCAAAGGTGCTTATCATGCCTTCAACAGTTTCTCTATTTAATTTTACTGATACAAAACCACTCATACCATCTCAAAATCATGCCCTACTATCTTAACCAGCTCCTCTTTCGTGTACTTTTTTACTTCTGGGATTGGTCGGGCGTATTGCCAAAAATCACCATAATGAGATATAAAAAGTCCATCATGCCTTTTAGCGATTACTCTTTTTATGAACCACTCAATACCAGTATTACTAACCTCCATATTCACACCATCTCCTAGTTGTGGGATTTCTGGGATTGAAGCGATACCCTGAATATCAAGCTTTTCTCCATTATCTACTACTGTTGGACGTCCAAATATCTCATCTTCAATTAAATGCTGCTCTATTAGAGAGATGGGGTAATCCCAATTATAGCCTTCAAATTGAACAAGTGCAGAATTTTTGTATTGAATTGTAATTTCACCTATTTCTCCAATATGGTGTTCCATCATTGGACTCCATTCAATCCCATCTGTTTCACTTTCAAAACTAAATCCTTTGCATTTTCTGCCTACATAATTTTTCATAATTCGTTTGGTTTTAAATCTTGACAAATCTAATACTTTCAAATTAAAATTGCAAATAAAAATTCAAATTTATTTTAAAAAGGTGCAGGAATATTTTGAGCTGCATTAATATCTCCAGTCTCAATCCACAATTCAACCCCGCTCTTAATACCTCCATCAACTCTATGGGTGCGATAATTCAACTTATTCTTTACAAAAATATCCTTCAAATCAAATTTTGTCGGCTTCAACTGTGTCATCCTTGTCATGTATTCCAATATCTCACCCTGATTCATAATAACCCGAACCGAAAATGCAGACCTGCGCTCCAAGGAAAACAATTTCCAAAACAGCTCCTCAATCGGTAACACCTCCACATTTTGAAGCGTATGAACTCTCAAATATTCTACATCCGTATCCTTATAAATTTTCCAGTCTATTCCTTGTAAATACATGTCGTAAACCTGCTTCCACATTTTATCCTTATCAATCATTACCATTACATCATAATCAATACGATCAACTTGAATAGGTAAAATTCTCCTGTTACCAGTAACATCTTTCAAGATATTCACCTCATTAGAAGTGCCAGCCAGTGCAGCTCGTCTCTTGTACTTGGAATATAGCGTGCCATAAGGTAGCCTCATGTCTATAATATTTGTATCAGCCATTTTCTTAAAATCCCTTACGTCTTTAATCGCAAGGCCGCCAAATTCATCATCCAGTACAATCAAATTCTTTGTCATGTTCACTAGCGAATCTTTATTTGCCAAATCAATTTTGGTTTCAGCTAAATAAATCTTGAGATCACTTGGTAACATCTCCCGAAAAAATGAAGTCTTCCCAGTACCCTGTTTTTGGCCACATAAAACAAGTGTGAGCGGTGACACCTTATTTTCTCTCATATCTGATAGCCAGTTATGAATGCAGCCAATCATCCATTTTTGGATTGCCCATTGATTGTACTCATTAACTGGGTGAATGCAGCCAATATACCTTTGGACTTCATCCGTGTAATCTTCTTTATTCTCAATGAAATACTTCTTAACAGGGTTGTAAGTCGGTACGCAATCCGAGTTTATAATATCCCTGACATCATTTTTTGAAATATTGAAATCAAAATACTTTGTCGCTGCTATGTAAATATTATTCAGCTGCTTGTCATCCAATCTGATCCCCTCCTTAACAAAAGTGTCGTTTGTCAATTCATTTGTCCGAGGCTGCCACCCCTCTAAAATAAACTTTTCTAATCTTGAAATGTCGCTTTCATCTTCATCTAAATCCTTCGCAAAATCTTTNTTNGANANNATCAAATCCTGAATAATTTTTTCGTCTGGATTCTCAACNCCGCAAACATCAGTCAAATGCCTNGTTACNCTCTTGACCGTTGGNGTACCTTGNGTTTTTTGNAGCTTTACNGCCTTAATTATTTCTTTGGTATCCTTNGAATAAATATCGATTCCTTCTTCTTTACACATGTGATAAAAAGTCGCAATNGTGGTTTTCCCATCCCTAGAAAAACTTTTCCANTGCCTTTGNATNGCTTTTGAATCGTACTTNGAACCGTGACGGCANACTTCATCGAAATACTGAAAACCACTTTCCCCAAATTTATCATAAAGGGCAAAACCTATCCGCATGTAACGGCTGTAATCGTCTTTACAAAGGTCAATAGAGCGGCTGCGAATCTGATCTAAAATAAATCCGAAATCAGAATCCGAGAAAATATAATTACTTTCTTTGATTTCCTTTTGCTTTGCTTTCGCTTTGAATTTATTTGCAGCCTTATTTTCAAAAAGGTCTGGATCAAATGAAATGTATCTCAATCGATTGGGGTTCGAGCAGCTGCGATCCGCAACTAATCCGAAATTTGAATAATAATATTGAGCCAATCCATCAAAAGATTCTTTGAACTTTTCAGAATCAATTTTCACAAAAATACAAATCCCTTCACCACCAAAAGAGCGGTGTAAAATGTACGTGTACCGATCTTTTTTTAACGCCTCAATCTGATCCTGCGTGACATTGGTATCAATATCAATAAGAATCAAGCCATTGTAATATTCGATATTAGCCGCGGTTTTTTCGCCTGACTTCATCACAACCGATCCAGTAATTACTGCAGCTTGCATTTTCAAATCTTTGTAGGCCTGATCTTCGCCTTTTGCTTTGACCGCTCGAGCTTTCAAGACTAAATCTTGATAGATTCCAGTTTTTACGATTGTGCAATACTGTATGAGGTCAATATCGATCTTATCCTTTGATTTTACGCTCGAATACTTTGAAAATTTAATTGATTCCATAATGTTTGGTTATTTGGTTTTTTAGAATTTCAACTTGTCTTTGATAAGTTCTATTTGCGCCACTTGGTAAATCGGAAAAAATCAGTTTCCGAAAATGGGGTCTGTAAATTACATTTAATCTTTGTAAAAAAGCACCGCCTGTTAAAATTTCTTTTGCCTTTTCCTTTTCTGTATTCGTAGCAATAAACAAATCTAGAATTTGATTATTCAGAATCTTGAGCGCAAAAAAAACATTCTCATTTTTTGATTTGGTGTACCTGTAAATCTTATCTGCATTTGGATAAATCAATTTTGCGTTTTTTACCGTTTGCTTATCTTTCAACTGCTTGGGCTTACCTTCTTTGATTTCCTCTTCATGCCCGCAATACTCGCAAATCAATTCATGCCTTGCGATAATCGCTCCGCATTGCTCACATTCCTTTGTCTCTTCGAGAAGCTCCTTTTTCTTTTTCGGCTTCTTAAATCCGTTCCAAAATATCTTTTCCCAATCCCTTAGTGCAGACCACATCCCGAATCTGTCAGAATTACCTCCACCATCCACAAAAATAAATCGGTCTTTGTAAATCTTTTGTGTCGGTCGCGCGCCCCTGCCAGCGATCTGAATAAATAGCGATAGCGAAGCCGTGGCACGTGCCAAAATAATCGCCTGAACATCGGTGACGTCGAATCCCTTAGTAAAGCATCCCACATTAAAAAGCACCGCTCCATCCGTATTTTTGAACCATTCCACGATTGAAAACCGCTCGGACTTGTCTGAATTAACGGAATCGTACATTTTGCAGGGATAACCCAAAGAAACAAAAGCGTGATACATACTCAAATCCATTTTGGTATTGGGTGCGAAAATCATTGTCTTTTTTCCTTTGCACAGCCTTTCATATTCAGCAATTACATCAATTTCGTATTGCTCGTTTTCAAAGGTTGCAGCTATTGAATCATTGGTGAACTCACCAGAGGAATCCTCTTTGAGCTTGGAAGTGTCGATTTGGATTGTATGCAGCTCTTCATCGACTAAATACTCCTTTTCGATCAATTCATCTATTCCAATACCTACTACAATATCGTCGTAAACATCGGACATCAATTCTTCGCGCGTCCACTCATCGCCACTATCGGTAAAAAATGAGATTCTTTTCGATCTTACAGGTGTCGCAGTAACCCCTAAAATTTTGCAGCTTGGTTTGAGTAAATCAAAATTTTTGTTGTGAACCCAAACATGAGCCTCATCCACAATAACCAAATCAAAATCTGAAATGATCTCTGGATTCTTTTTTGATCTTGAAGCGATTGTTTGACTCATCGCAATCACAATTCTATCACTAGGAAAAATTTTGTTTTTGGCCTCAAATGTTCCTGCGCCCTTAATTGTCTTGGCGGTCTGCTGAACTAGCTCCACAGCATCCACTAAAATCAAAACACGGCCAGCGTAATTTTCGGCTATGTGTGAAAAAATAACCGTTTTGCCCCCGCCAGTCGCTAACTGTAAACATAGTTTGTTGACCTTACCCAACTTGGTGAGCGTGCGATCAATTAACTCAACTTGGTAATCTCGTAATGTCATAAAATAAAACCGCCCCACTTCTGGGGTCAGAGTCCCATCGGTGAGGCATTTGGTTTTTGGTATCGTTCGCTGCTCTGACCCAGCAAGACAAAAGTACAAAAAGATTCCGAAAACGGCAAAATGTAATTTTTGTAATTTTTTGTAATTTGGAAAAAATTACACTTTTTTGGCTCATAACTTACTGATAAATAACTACTTATAAATAAATATTATTAATTGTAATTTGTAATTTAATATTTATAAAGTAAAGGGTATTGGGATTGTAATTTTTCATATTTGTGACCATTTGAACAAAGTGATTTTTTTTTAGTAAAGATGTAAAAAACCAAATTACAAATTACATTTGGTTAAGTCGTTGATTTTTAGTAAATTGAACAAAAATCAAAAAATTACACAAATTACAAAATGACCAGCGAAGACCAGATCCAGCAACAAATCGTGAATTTCTTTACAAATAACTACTGCCTTAAGCACCATTCTCCTAGGTGTTCAATCTTTTCCGTACCAAATGGAGGGAGTCGGAACATACTTGAGGCCAAAAAGCTAAAAGCAACAGGAATGAAGGCAGGCGTATCTGATTTGATTGTACTAATGCCTAATCGTGCAATGTTTATTGAGCTAAAAAATGAAAAGGGGGTTCAATCCGAATCGCAAAAAGATTTTGAGCACTCCGTGTCGGATCTTGGATTCGAGTATTATTTGATCCGTAGCCTAGACCAGTTCATTGAGCTCATAAAAAAAACCGCTCCGAAACTCGAAGCGGTTTAAACCAAAAACTAACCATTATGAACCCTGCGAAGGTACGGGATTTTTCACTTCCAAACAATCTCCGAAATAATCATGTATCGAAACCATTTGCGAGCCATTTTTGGTATAAGAAGTGTCAATAGCCCAAGCCATTAATTGAGGGCTTTAAACGACTTGAAAAAAGGATTCCCCTTCTTCGTATCTATCCACAAGATAATCGCCCTCTCACAACTTGGATTCTTCACAAACCATTCTAAGAACTCGTCATCAATAGCTTGTACACCATCTTTGATAAGGTCTGAGTCTGTTGTTAGGATTATTTTTTTAGAAACTGGTTGTATTCCATAAAAACCCTTAACAAAATAGACTTTATTAGTTTGTGTATTTAACACCCACCAGTCTCTAATCTCTGAATTATCAGTGATGTAGATGTTTTGGAATTGCGCTTGAATTAAATCAATATCAAATTGTTTCCAAGCATCACTAACAATTCCGTAACCAAGATTGTTTTTAATTAGCCTACTCGGTTTATCCGTTGTGGTTAAATGTATGTTACTCTCCATCTGCTTCTTTTTTTAAGTCCTTGATTAATTTGTCTAAATCTCGCACGGTCAGAGCCGTACCTTGTACCAGCTGATTCCTGAGTAGCTCCAGTCGCTTGATCTTGGTCATTGGCTTTACGCTCCAATTCATCAAGGTAGCCTGTATTTGGGTGCAGGTCTTTTTGATTCCTTTGAGCTGAAACGAGCGGTGTATTATTGATTGGTATGGTATCATTTTATCGCTTATTTATAGGATGGTAGCTATTTTTAAAACCATTCCGAAAGTTTAGACTTTACAACTAATTTTAGTTCATCAACTTTTGAAACTGGACATCGGAAGGCAATTGTTTTAGTTTCTTCGTTGTATTTAGGTTTAGCACCCGACCCTTGCCGAGTGCCTCCTCTTTTTTCTTTTTTAGTTTTCATCAAAATTGTTTTTAGGAAACATTTTTGTCATTCCGTTTTTGGTTATGTAATAGCTGTTTTTGGTTTCTTTGGCTACGTGTACTTTTTCGCCCATATTAATGTGCATCATTCCGTTTTTTAACGAACCTACTAACATTGTGCTTTTTGCTGTTACTTTCATTTTTTTACCGTTTTTGTTTATACAAATATAAAGCCTTTATTTGATTGCGCAAACTTTTTCAAAAATATTTTTCAATTATTTTTAAAACAGTAATAATTAAAAAAAACCATTTTACAACCCAAACCTCATCCAGAACGGTATTTTTTTAGCTTCTACGGCTTCCAATTCGTTTACAAGTACGTTTACATATTCACGAAATTTGCGCGCCTCTAATAGGCTTAATTTAGCTTCGTTTATATTCAAGTTATTGAAGCGGTCAACAAATACCGTGACGGTGGCTTCGTTGGTTTCTGATTCAAATATTAGTTTCATTTTTCAGCTGGTTATATTTTTCATTTGATACCTCCACGAACTCACCCTTAAGAGCCAACAAGGCTATCACTACATTTCTATTCAGTTGAGCCGTGTTACCTGAAGACTCGAATAGTACCGTCACCAGTTCGCAAATCTTGAAAAATTGCAGTTGCTCGTCCGGGTCTTGTATCATATCAAAAATCTTTTTCGAGTTCCTCTCAAAATGCGCTTTCAGGTTTTTTAGCTTTGAATGAGTTGTTGGCATCCTGAGCGGTGTGCTATTTATTACTGTTATCTGATCGATTAGCACCTCGGTTAAGGCGCTAATCAATAGATAAGTGTTTGCTATTTTTTCACGTGTCATTTGATCTGGAGGTTTTGGTTAACGTATTCACGGCACTCAAGAACTCTTTCTTTGACTGACAGAATAAAATCAGGGTCATAATCAAATGAAAACTCTTTGATTCTCAAATGTGCCGGGACATTGGAATAATCCATAGGCTCATCATATTCCAGCTCGTCGGGCGTATTTTGGAGCGTATAGACCAATTTAGCCTTTTTTAGTCCAGTCAATTCCATGTAAACCTGCAACTGCATCCAGTATCCCTTGTCTGGTTCGGTATCGAATAAAGGGAACGTGAAACAATCCCAGCTGGATTTGAAATCGTAAACGGTATCGCCTACAATCAAATCAGGCGTACCTGTGAAAAACTCATTTTCGAAATGGTCTTGGTTTTTGAGTACGAATCCAAGTTTTGCGATTTCTGAATAATACTCAATCGATTCATCTTCTACTGAAATGCCCTTAGTAAGGTATTTGGATTTGATATTTTTTCGGACTCCGTAGATACTTTCTTTGACCCATTCTTCAAGATAGGTCTTGCATGTTTCTGATAGCGTTTCCGATTTTGACCGTGGATTGGTCATTATGTTTTTGGTCGCGCTGGCTCTGATTTTGAAGTTGTTCATGATGTGATTAAGGTTTCATTTTCTGGTGTGATTGTGTACTGTTTTTTGATTGCTTCGATAGTCACTGTACCGTCTTTGATTGCTTGCTTTGCACCTGCCCACTTTGGATGTTTTGGATTCAGGTCAAGACTGGTTTTGATAACCCTCAATGCGTCGTGAACTTCCCCGAATGCACGTACTTTTTCGACGGTGATCTCAATCTTTTTTCCGACCCAATCCTCAATGTAGGGAGTACCCATTGTTTTGTTGATCGTTTTTAGATTGGTGCTATTCATAATCATTGGCTTGGATTCCTGAAAGTGTACCGTAATACACTCTTCTTGACCTCCTTTACCATCGTGAACCATCTGTTTTTTTACCTCTTTGATGGTTAAGATTCTGTTTTTGAAATTGCCGTTTTGGTCGGCTAAATCCCAGCTTCCGAGAAAATCGGGATTTTTCAATCGTTTAAAATGAGTTTTCATAAATGGTTTTAGTTTAAATGTTCGTAAATATAATAAGTTCTGAATTAAGAACCAACAAATTTCTGATCTATTTCTAAAAACCAAGTGCCTCCGATTTTTTCGGCTGTTAAAACCCCTTCGAGTTTTGCACCTTTGCGAAGTTGTCTGGTAATGTAGCTGGAGGATTTTTCAACCCTCTCAGCGTACATTCCAACACTAAATATTGTGTGTTTTTTGATTTTCATGGTCTAATTAAAATTTCGCACATTTTTACAACTTGCTCCCAAATTTGGTCTTTTACTTGTTCGCCACTTTCCACGTAATAAGCGTGAATGTCTTGTATGTCGTAAGTGGTGTGATAATCGTCTGGAGTGATCCCATCCGATTTGGTGACTAGCTTTGTTTCGGTTGTGTAGTTAACCTCGGCGCAAATCAAATCGCCGTTTATTTCGAATTCTATTGTTTTATTTACCATTGAGAAAGTCGTTTATTTCTTGGATTACTGAATACTTTTGAAGTAATGCGAGCATCTTAGGCGCTGCGATTATTAGCTCTGCATTGGCTAACCCTTCCTCATAATCTGGATCGTTAAGAATATCGCTTTCATAATGCTTGACTTCACATACTCTTCTGCCGTTGCACTCGATATTTGTTGCTGATGTTGGGTAGGTATCTCTGATGATCCATTCTCCTTTTGAGTGATTTTTCATTTGTTTAGGTAGTTTATGATTTCTGGTTTGAATGATTGAAAAAAGGCTTGGTGTAGTCCTTTTTGTATCTCATAGAAGCTGGTTAGACCGTATAGACACATGAATAGTTCTTTGTCGGTGCTAGCTCTGGTGAATACTTTGTCTTGGATAGTTACCGTAACCATCCAAATATCTTGAGCGAATATCTTTTCAGCTCGATAATGTAAGGAGTATAGAACCCACTTGTGAAGAAATTTTATCATGATACCGTCTCGGTTAAAATTTTGAAAACTAGGATTGAATAAACAGTGACCGAAGCCACTAGGAAGATGAGGAATTGTTTGTTTTTCATGGTTTCGTTTGGTTTAAATGATGAATCAAAGATAATAGGTTCCGAATTAAGAACCAAATAAAAGGCTAATTATTTTTCAAATATTTTTTATTCAGCCTATTTTTCGTATATTTGAATACTCGAACGACCAGCGAGAATCAAAAACATTATTTAAAGCCTTATCCTGTAAGTGTCTGGTCGCACGAACTTGATGGGGCTTTTTCTTTTACAAACTATGTA